TGTTCAGCACTTCTTTTGAAACCTGCCAGTGTTGTTAAACCGCTTTCTCTGCAATGTTTGCGCTCTTTCTTTGTCAAATCTTTCCAAAGAGTCATTTCATCACCTCATTAGTTAGTTAAATGGTGGCCGGTATCTATCCGGCATGAGTGCTATATTATAGCAGTGCTATATATAGTCAAGTGCCGTTCGTCGGATTGGAATGAAAGTTAGCGATTACTATTGACAAATACCACTAAATACATTAATCTACGTTTACCCTATACGGAGATTCTTTACTGATGGGAATACTATCGCCGGAATTATTGGAGCTAGAAGCCAAGATTAACAACTGGCGACGGCATTACAAGGTAGGATTAAGGATAGAATCAGTCCCGTATTACACTCCGCCCAGGCAAGGTAATATAATCAATGATGAAATAATCGCCACAATACCAGAAGAGCAAAAAGCAGCTATTCTGGAATCAATCAAAAAGCAGCGGGAGCAGATAAACAAACTTCCCCCTGACATGCAAGAAGCAGTAAAACTCGAACTAACCTGGCGAAGCCTTGAGGATCAGGGTAAAAAATGGTTCATTAAATATATATATATCGACCGGATAGACAGAACAAGCAATGGATGTTTTGTGCTATGGCGAAAGATGAAGAATCACGGAATACGATTAAGGACTTACGAACAACAAAATACATTCAATATCAAAGCACTAGAGTATTTTAACAGGAGACTGACATGAAAGGCAAATTTAATACGGATCAGACAGCAAAGACACAACCGAAAGCTACTGGTAATTGGGGTAATTCGAAGAATAACGCAAATAGCGGAGCTGCTCATCCTAATCCCGGTGGATCGCTTGGTAGTAAAAGTCTACCTAATGGCTGGAAAAGGGGAAATAAATGAAAGCACCAGGACAGAACGGGAAGCCTTTGCCTAACAAGAAAATGAAGGCACAAAACAAGAAAGCCAAAATGACCAACATGCCGAAAAAGCCAGTAATCAAGGGGCAGAAGTGAGCGAAGGAAAGAAGCCCAAAGGCTGGCAGAAAGGCAAACCACTTACAGAGAAGCATAAGATGGATATTGCCGCCACAAAGATCATGCAAAGGGTACAGAAGGCCGCAGAGGGTCAATTAGACATGACAGCTATACAACTAAAGGCAAGTGAGCTATTCCTGTCTAAAACCCTTCCCAGCCTTTCCAATGTAGAGCAAACAAACATAAACGCCGATGATGCTAAAAGCCTAGAGCAAATACAGGCTGAATTAGTAGCCCTGGTGAAACAAAATCCAGAACTGTTATCAGTCATCATGCAAGCTAACCCAAACAAAGAAACATCCCAAGAATCAATATACTTGAACAGCTGACTATTAATTAATCAGTTGTTCAATAGATGCGATGGATTGATGAATAGGTTATTCCTGGCACCCACACTTCTCCACACATCATCAATTACACACTAACCCATTGAATATGTTAGTGAACACTCGTAGCCAATATACGCATATCGGATGTTATGTCAAATGATAATGTGGTAAGTGAGTACTGACTAAGCATGCTTAAGTGAGTGGTTACTGACTGGTTGGGGCCCCCCATTGGCGATGAGAGTTTAAGTCTATACCCATTCCCCTATTTTTTATGAAACTCTACTCTACTGAATTGGTAGTTCACACTGATACTGTGGTAGTTCACAAGCATACAAATGGTAGTTCACGTCATGGTAAGTATGCTGATATTGAAGGACGCAAGGAATATCGTCGTAACTGGATGAGGAAGAAGCGTATGATGCCTGAAAACGAACGTGATGCTTACGATGAAGAAGATGAAACTTATCCACAGGGGCCTGACGTAGGAAAATAGAATGCAGACTTTAACTGACGAAGATATAAGGAACATAAATTCAGCTTTGGATGCTGCTTTCAGGTTAAAGGAGGAGAACGATCATCTCAAGGAAGAGAATTCTTTATTGAAAGAGGAAAGAGACTCGATAAGGGATGAATTGAGGAAGAGGACTCTTATATTACCCGGTTTCAAATCTTGATATTCCTGATTTTATTGGCTGCATGGTTTTTGCCTTGGTGGATGACTCTTATAGGATTGGTTATTTATATTTTTTGGGAGTGATTTATGAAAGCCGTAGCTGATGTAGAGAAGAAGTTAAAGAAAGAATACCCCAATAATCCTAATGCTGTTTATGGGACTCTAAATAAGATAGGTCTTAAGAAAGGTTCCAAGACTACGGCTAAAGGACTTAAGAAAGTGAGGAATAAGTGAAAATAGTACGTGAACAGGATATTTTGAAAATGGTTCCTATGGCTGGTGCTGATTCTTGGACTGAAGAATCTCTTCGAGCTTACCAGGAAACACATGGAGTAAATTATGGTCAAGCCGTCTTTGTAAGGGGTGTAAAGCCTAACCGTCTTTGGTCTAATGACCGTTATTTCGGCAAGGTAGAGCAAGTAAATCCTCCGGAGTCTGTTAAAACAGAGATGGAGCTTGAGAACGAACGTCTTAAGGAAGAACTCGCTTCTCTTAAGGAAAAGCCTGAAGTCCATACTGGTGTTGAAAGGCATGGTTTGGACAAGAGGACAAAGGAGTACAAGCAATCTCAAGCCTAGTTTCTGATGTTGAGTTCATGCTCAACAGGTCTTCGGCTTCAAAACTGAAGATAAACCAGACACTCAGGTCTTTTAGAAAGGCAGTAAAGTTATACTCCGAGGCATCTGCATATCAAAATTTAGACTATAAGGTCAAATTCAACCTTTGCTGCGCCCGTATCCTTCAGGGTAACTTCAAGGAATGGGATGGATGGCAATACAGGGATGAGTGGGCCGCTACCATGCGAGAAGGGATTAAAACTATCCCTTTTTGGGTTGGTAATAATGTAGACAGTCTTATTGTAATAGGTGAGCAGGGAATAGGGGATGAGATTCTATGGGCTTCGTTACTCCCTGAATGTTCTGTAAGGGTAAATAAAGTCTCCTACGCTTGTGATGAAAGACTCGTAAAGATTCTCAAAGACAGTCTTAACATAGATTCAAAACAAAGAAACATAGACGCAAGGGATGACCTTTTGGGAGGTTACTCAGCTTACATCCCTGCTGCTGACCTTTTATGCCTTTTCAGGAAAAGGAAAGAAGATTTCCCTAGAAAACCTTTCATTAAAGTCAATTCAGAGAGAGTAAAAGAGTTCGAGAAATATAGAGGACGAATAGGAGTCTCATGGAGAGGTAGACACGGTTATCTTGATCCACGTGACTTGAAGTTGAAAAATCCACTTAGTCTTCAGTATGACGAACAGATGTTCGACGGTTCAGATGATATAGAACGACCAGATTTGGATTTAAGAAACGATATAGAAGGTGTCATCGCGCTTATATCTGTTTTAGAAAAGGTAGTGACAGTACCAACTTCAGTAATGCACTTTGCCGGTTCCATAGGGAAAAGGTGTGAAGTCATAAAAACCAAACGTAAAAGCGAGTTAGAGGTTGATGGAGTCATTGACGAACTTGATTGGCATGTTCCTTATGGGAAGTCACCTTTTTACAAAAATTCATTTGTATTTGAAAACATAAAGGAATGGACAAATGCCAATAGATAAAAAATATGTTTACGACCTTATCAGAAAAGATAATATCGATAAAACTAACTGTAATTTCTTATTCATCAAAAATCTAACAGATGAAAACAAGGAAAAACTTAAGGATACATTAAGTTTCAATGCAAGAGAATTTATAAAGTTTCATAAAAAAAATAATGATTTCAAGGTTGGATTCATCGAACTTACTAATGAAGACAAGATTAACCTGAAAAATTCTTACCAGTCTTATGTAGAAAATGTCACTCATATAGGATATTGGGCTGCGTGAGTATTTGTAAACTATGCGGCGAACAAACAGTAAGGGTAATAGATTTCGGTGAAGTAGCTCTAGCAGGAGCTTTTATAAAGACTTCAGAATTCAGGTTCGAAAAAAAATATCCTCTTACGCTTGATTTTTGCGAATCATGTTATCTATTACAAATCTCTGATCCGGTAGACGAAGAGACCTTATTCAAGAATTATTTTTACTTCTCTTCAAAGATAAAATCAATCTCTAATCATTTCAGGAGTTACGCAGACTTCATCCAGTATGAATTCTATCCTGATAAGGTTCTTGAAATAGGTTGTAACGATGGAGTCCTGTTAGACGCTCTATCAGACCTATGGATAAAGACCGTAGGTGTAGACCCCGCTACAAACGTGGTAAAAGATATCAAACGACATGAGATTTACAACGAATTTTTCACAAAAGATACAGTAAATAAGTTAGGAAAGTTCAAAGTAGTAGTAGCGAATAACGTATTCGCTCATATCATAGATATAAATTCAGTAACAGAGAACATCAAGAAAGTACTCGAAGAAGATGGGACTCTTATAATAGAAGTACACGACCTTCGTAAGATGATTAACTTCCAGTACGATTGGGTGTATCACGAACACATATATTATTACTCTGCAACGACTTTAGATAAACACTTTACCAGACATGGTTTAATTCTTTACGACGCTATCCCTATAGATACCCACGGTGGTTCTATAAGATACCTTGTATCAAGAAAAGGCAACAAGACTAAAAGACTAAAAGAGATGATCGAGTCTGAAGAACATCTCACAAAGAAAGAGACTTTCATAAAGTTCGGTGAGAGAGCCAAGCAACATGCTTTAGAACTCAGGACTACTGTAGAGAGATTAGTTAAAGACTCGGGCCGTATGACAGCTTATGGAGCGTCTGGAAGGGCGAATACGATTCTACAGTTAGCCGGACTTGATAACAGGCATATCTCCCAAGTGATAGACGATTCTGATGTGAAGTCAGGTTTTAATACACCAGGAACTCATATCACTATTTTACATCCTTCCTCAGAGAAGATTTCAACTACATTCTATACCTTGATATTGGCATGGCCTTACAAACAAGAGATTCTGAAGAAGATAAAAAATATCCCCATAATACCTCTATAATCTTACCGTATTGGGACAGACTTGAAGCGGCTCAACTAGGTCTAAAGTCACTGGAAAAATACGACATAGAGAAGATTGTAATAGACGATGGGAATAGAGAACCTTTTCCGGATTCGCGTAGCGAAGGAAATTATAAACTGATCCGTCTTCCATTAAAGGATGAACCGTTAAGTTGTATCGTTCCTTGGAACAGGGGAGCAGAGGTCTCAAGAGAGATACTGATTATAAGTTGCATAGAAGTCATCCATGAGTCTCCTGTAATTGAAGAGATGGTAAAGGAACTTGAAAAGTTAGGGAGAAAAGGTTACGTTCTTGCATCCGCTTGGTGTCCTGAAGACAATAAATTCCACTGCCACTCTACGGTTAGGATACCTACCTGTCCTGATGGTACTGGACTTTCTTTCTGCGCTGCTATTTATCGTGATTTTTTCCTTGAGATAGGAGGATTTGACGAGATTTACCGTGAAGGGGCTGGTTATGAAGACAGGGATTTCATCTGGAGACTGGTAGATAACGGAGCTATCTTCAAAATAAGAGATGATTTACAAGTAATTCATCCTAAATACGGAGCATCTATAAGGTGGGAAGATAAAAAGTTCAAAAGGAATCAGAAAATCTACATCGAAAGAAGGAAAAAAAGAATGAAGCAACAGGAAATCACTTTTGTTTGCCTGAAAGCTGGAAAATTATACAACTCTGCTTATGTAAATAGACTCTATAACATGGTCAGGAAGAATCTTGAACAAGATTTCAAGTTCGTCTGTATCACTGATGATAAAAAAGGAATCATAGACTCTATAGAGACCATTGAACTCCCTTCAGACCTGGAAACATGGTGGGGCAAACTCTATATGTTCAAGAGAGGACTATTCAGAGAAGGTTCAAGGGTGATTTTCATGGACTTGGACACTTTAATAGTCGGAAATATTGACGAAATCGTCAGATATGATGGAAAGTTTGGTACTTTGAAAGACTTTTACCATCCAAAACGAGTAGGCCCGGCAATAATCTCATGGGAAGTTGGAGATTTTTCTTATTCTGTTTGGGATGAGTGGGTATCTGAAGGAAAACCACGTAATGAGATGGGAGACCTTTGGTGGCTGAATAATCTAGATCAAGGAAGATTCGTAAAGAAGATAGACTTGTTACAAGACTTCTTTCCTGATGAATTCGTCTCTTACAAGGTTCACTGCAAACCATACCCTCCTAAAGGTACAAAAGTAGTGTGTTTTCACGGAATCCCAAAACCTTCAGATTTCAAGGAAGGATGGGTAAAAGACGTATGGATTTAGAATCTATAGCTAATGGAGCAGTTCTTCTTCATTATTCCTATAAAAGAACTCTTGAAGATTATCCAATCGAAAAAGGACTTCCTGATTGGTTGCAAGGAAAAAACTTTGCTGAAGAAGAATACAGGATATGTTTGATTAAATTCCACGAGAATATGGAAAAACTGTTGAATGGCTGACCTGAGTGATTTGACTAAACTGTTAGCTCAGGCTGACAGGCATAAGAAGATTTACAGGTTACAGTATTACAAACCATACCCTAAACAACTAGCATTTCATAACGCTACCGGATTCAAGTCTGACTTTCCTGCGAGCCAAAGATTACTTCTCGGAGGAAATCAAATTGGAAAAACGCTTTGTGGGGCTATGGAGACCGCCATCCATGCGACAGGACGTTATCCTGACTGGTGGAAGGGAACTCGTTTCTACTCCCCTGTAGATATCATGGTAGGGTCTAATACCAACGAGACCTGTAGAGATATTGTACAACGTGAACTTTTAGGAAACCCATTAGATGAAAAAGAAATCGGAACAGGCACGATCCCCATTGACTGCATCGGAAAGACACATAGAAAAGCTGGTATACCAAACGCGATTGATTCAATCTCTGTCAAGCATGTTTCCGGAGGATACTCCAAAATCTATCTACGTGCCTACGAACAGGGTTTCAAAAAGTTCATGGGAATCAGGTTTGAAGTTGGATGGCTTGACGAAGAACCACCAAAAGATATCTGGTCACAATTCTTAAGGGCGGGACTTTCTAGGTCTAACTCAGTCCTTTATATAACTATGACTCCTGAAGAGGGAATGACTGAAGTCGTAACACAGTTTATGAATAATCTCTCTGTAGGTCAGTCTATCACTCAGGCTGGATGGGATGATGCACCTCACTTCACAAAAGAGATGAAGGAACAGAAGTTATCCGCTTTCTCTCCTCACGAGAGAGAGATGAGGTCTAAAGGAACTCCTTTGATGGGTGCTGGTTTGGTTTTCGACACTCCAGAAAGTCAAATAGTAGTTGAACCTTTCGAGATACCGCGTCATTGGCCTCAGATAATAGGGATAGATTTTGGTTGGGATCACCCATTCGGGTCGGGGAAAGTAGTATGGGACAGGGACAGTGATACGATTTATGTTACGAACGTTTATAGGGAATCGAGAGCGTTACCTGTCGTACAAGCAGAAGCTATCAAGGCTTGGGGTTCGTGGGTTCCTGTCTCTTGGCCCCATGATGGCCTTAACACGGAGAAGGGTACTGGCCAACAGTTACGCCAAGTGTATGTCGATGCGGGACTTAACTTACTTCCGTGGAAAGCAACAAATCCTCCACAAGCAGGGCAAATAGAGGGTGAAGGTGGCAATTCCGTAGAGTCTTCCATACTAGAGATGGTAGAGAGAGAAAATACCGGAAGACTTAAAGTTTTCTCAAGTTGTAAATCTTATCTTGAAGAACGAAGGATGTACCATAGAGACCTTAATGGAAAACTCGTAAAACTTAATGATGACGTACTCTCGGCAGTAAGATACGCCATTATGATGGTAAGACACGCAAGAACGATGTCAGTAACACCAAGGAAGAAAACATATCAACGAGGAGCTTCAAATTGGGGATAAAATTTTCTACTAGCAAAAATTCAAACATGTTTGATTTAAGGTATTTTGAACACCCTTACAAAACAAAAGAATGTAAAGAATTTTGGGATGATTGGGGAAGTTATAATCTTTATATAACACTTTTTCATACAATGTATAAATTTGAATACAATCATGGTCGAAAGATAGGAAAATGGACTCCAAACAACTAGAACTTGATGACAAAGGACTTGAGGTAAAAGTAAAGAAAGTTACCGACAAAGACTACAAAAAGATTGAGTCTACCCTTAAAGAAGAACTTACAAAGAGAAAAACAAGTAACTATCGCCAGTCAAATGAAAGTAAATGGAAGGAAGTAGACCGTCAAGTAGCTCTTGAAACAATGGATGTAGGTGGCAATCCAGAATCAACATGGATAAATACTTTCGAGTTGGGAACTTTAGCCAAGGCTTCAGAGATTATGACTTCTGACCTTAAAAGGATAGTTTTCCCTGAAATGAGAAGTTGGTACGAACCCCATATAGAAGTTCCAACAGAACTAGACCCTCAGACTGGCGAGAAGGAACAAGTCCCCAAAAAATTCCAAGATCAAGTAGATGGTCGATTAAGAGCTATGATGACCCAACAACACATAGACTTCGGACTTGTAGACAGGGTAGAACTTTCTATAAAAGAGGCTCTTCATCACGGAGGTTTTGTAGCTGAAGTCGTGGAAGACTCCCTTGATATGTATTTTGAGGGAACTGATGTAAAGGAAATCACCTCTCCTGTCTGGAAGCCTCATTCAATGTGGAATTGTTATCCAGACCCATCTCCTTCTCTGGTAGGTTCTAATATGTTCTATACAGGTACGATGTTCATAGAACAATACATGCCTAGACATAAATTTTTGGAACAAGCCGTAGGTGAAGGGTGGATACCTAAAAACCTGAAGAAAGTTCCCAAGGATGAGAATGTAGATAAGGAAAACCGTACTAAAGACCTGAAACTTGTCTATTATTGGGGAGACCTCACATTATCAAGGGGTGAAACTACCGACATTTCCAAAGAGGATATGTTTATCCCAAGGGCTAAATGTATCACTGCTAACGGTAAGTTGGTATTTTTAGACGTTATAAAAACTCCTTATCCTCCTTTGATATATCAGACTTACGAAAGGATGGATGTAAGAGACCCTTATGGAACTTCTCCAATAATTAAACAAAGTCCGATGCAGAAAGTCACTTCTATTCTTGCTAACGAATTTGTCAATGGAGTTCAACTCCAAACAAGACCGCCTATTGTTTATGATGGTAATGATCCAGATTTCGTAGTTAATGGTGGGCCTGAGATTTATCCTGGAGCCAAGACTTCTACTAAAGGTTCTGCAAATTACAAGGTTCTGGAGATTGGAGACCCTAAAGCTGCTTTGGAAGGACTTGAGTATGGGATAGCTTCCATGAAAGAGTCTTTGGGTCGTCCAGGTACGGAAGTAGGAGACAGAGCTACCGCTACTGAAGTTAATACTAAACAAGCAGATTCCGAAAGTGGCCCGTTTGGATTTGCGGTAAAGATGGATAACGCTTTAAGGACTTTTCTCTACATCCAACATTACATGAATCTGTCCAGAAAAGACTTCGCATACTCTTATTACAATCCAGAAGTAGACTCTCCTGACTTCTTGAGAAGTACACATAAAGACCTTCCTAAAACAGTCAATTTTGAGGTAGTAGGAACCAAGGGAATGTTGGGAGAACAACGTAGACAACAAGCGTTCTTACAAGCTACTTCGTTCGCTACGACAAATCCTATCTTCGCTCCTCTAGTAGAGCCTGAAGAATCACTGAAACAGATTTATACCGATGCCGGAGTTAAAAACTCCGAAAGGTTTATGAAGCAAGGAGACATTCCTCCTGACTTGAAGGCAAAGATGGACGGAATGATGGGAGTAATCCAGCAACTCCAAGGTCAACTTAAAGACTCTGAATCTCAAAATCAAGTAAAGATGCAGAAGATGAATCTTGACTATAAGGCCAAGGAAGACAAGATAAACGCCCAACATTCAAGTGAAATCGCACATCTTGCGGATAAACACATGACTGACGCTAATAATAACGAAAGTCGTGTCAATCAAGCTCTAAAGGATGCTGAAAACCTTGTCAGGGACGTAGAACACAAGATCGAGTTGATAATGGCTGAAGAAAGAGTCAAATCTTCTGTTTCAAAGGAAAAAGAAGGACAAGACAAGGAATCAAAAGTCACACAAGATTTGATAAAGGTTCACGAAGAATTGAAACAAGGTATGCAGGAACTCGCTAAAAACATGGTAAGACCACGTAAACTTGTAAGGGATGAACAAGGGAGAGCTACTGGCAGCGAGGTTCAATAATGATACCAGGTAGAGGTTATGGGTATGGAAGGTCTTTAGCCTCGCATGGATACGGGTTTGGGGTTTCAATACCTATACCTGTTCCAGAAACAGGAAGTGGTGGAGGTTACTTTTACTTCACTTATGAAGATGATGAACTTGAAAAGTTAAGGGTAAAGTCAAAACACAATACTTTTGTAAGAGAAGCGGCAGTTGAAGCGGTAGTGAGTAATTACTATTCTAGTAATAAAAAGACCAATAACGATGGTCTTGAAAGACTTAAAATAATAGCATCAGACTTGGAATTCAGGATAACCAATATAGATATAATCCTTTTGAAGGCTGAAATAAGACACATAAGAATGGTTCAAGAGATGGAAGCGGAGGAAATCTTACTTTTATGAACAAGAATTTGTTAAGAAACCTGTACGAAATACCAGAATTCAGGATGTTACTAGAAGAATTGAAGAAAAGTCGCCCCATAATTCCTCAATATGATTGGGCTAAGGAAAATATAGAGGAAATCAAAGCAAAGTCATGTATTCAGCAAGGATATGACATGGCTATATCAATATTTCACTTAAATGGAGAATGAAATGGAAGAGAATGAAGTCCAGACAGAAGTAGTCACAGAAGCACCAGAACAAACTCTTGATGACCTTTATAAAGAGTCTGGATTAGAAACACAACAAACACCCGCAGTTGAAACAAAGCCTGTTACACGTGAAACCGAAATAGATGTGCCCGATCCTTATGACATCGAAGCACATAAGGCTTTCATAAAGAACTTGGCTAAGAATCAGACTGCATTGCATGAATCCCTAAAGTCGGCACAAGAAACCATCGCAAAGAAAGAACGCGAAACCTTGGAGAGGACTGTTGAGGAGGAAATCACAAAAGCATCCGAATATGTAAGCAAGGAATCAGGTATCGAGAATGAAAAACTCGCCACTTTCGAGTTATCGGAATTGGCACGAACAGACCCCAAGTTCAAGGCTCTTTGGGACGGACGAAATTCTAGTCCACAGGCCAAGGCAGCTTTTACAAAGGCTCTTAAAGTCGTGTCAAACACCATAGCAAAGAAGTACGAGGTTCGTTCAGACCCTACCCTTGTTGCGAACAGGAAGGCTTTAGCTGCCTCTCGGCAATCATCGTCAACAACGACCGATTCAGATAAAGGTAACGAATGGGACAATCTCTCTCCACAGGAATTTAACTTAAAGTGGGAAAGAACCATAGCGGGATATTAAATGAACGGTCATAATCAAGGAGCTTCAAATGGCCGCAACTATCACCTCAATGGCTACCACGCTAACGCATCCGGTAGACTATGTACTAATGAAAGGGTTGCTTTCCGCAGCCCGTAAAAAACTGCCCTATTTCAACGGGACTCTCGCCGGTAAACTTGATAAAAGTGGCGGGTCTCCTTCAGTGAAATGGGAGCGTATCAATAACCTTTCAGCAGCTACTACGACTTTGGCTGAAGCTAACGGAACGGCGGCAGCTTTTGTAGGCCGTACTTTCGTCACTCCAACTTTGTCTGTCGTGACTGCAACTGTGTTGAAAAAAGGTAACGCTATCCTTGTAACTGAGGAAATCGACCTTTACAACGTCAACACAAAAGCAGCAAAACTTCTGGACACTTTGGGAGCGAACGCGGGTGAATCTCTTAACTCGCTGATGTTCACCGAGTACCAGAATGCCACCAATATACGTTATTCAAATAACAGGACGGGTGGTGCTGCAAATCTTTCTGCGGTGGCCTATTCCATTTCGGTAGGTGATATAAAGTACGCAACAAACCTGTTGAATGAGAATTCAGCACGTACTTTCACTCCTATCGGTATGGGTTCGACAAACGTAGGTACTCAACCTATCCGTTCCAGCTACTATGGGATTTGTCATGTGGACGTTGAAGAAGACATCCGCAGCCTGACAGGTTTCATTCCAGTTGAACAGTACGCTGGATATACAGAAACCATGCCTTTTGAGTTCGGTTCTGTAGCGGGTGTTCGTTGGGCATCTACCCAAGTCTCTACTGTAGCGTCTGCTGCCGGTAAGTCTTCTACCACAGGCGTAACAGGTGCGATGAGGGGTTCTGCATCAGCTAAAAACACTGACGTATATGACTCGTTCGTATATGGTCAGGAAGCGGTTGGTACAGTGGGTCTTGGTAATATGCACGCCACCAATTCCTACGAAATGTACAACCCTAAGAATCCTCCGGCTGTAGAAATCATCTACAAACCATTGGGTTCTGCTGGTGCTATGGACGCATTCAACGAACTTGCGTCACTTGCATGGAAGGCGTTCCATGTTGCGAAGATTCTCAACCAGGGATGGATCGTGAAAGTTCGCAGTTGCGCGTCTAAACTGTAGTGTAACTCTCCTGCCCATTCAAACGAGTGGGTAGGGTAATTTACATGAGGATATTATGCAAAGGTATAACGACGTAGTACAAGACACTTACGGTAATATAGTTCCTACTGCATCTATTACTGTAAATGTACATAATGGTTCTCAAGCAACTATTTACTCTAATAATTCACTCGCATCACTCACCCAACCATTCACTCCAAACTCTCAAGGACAGTTCTTCTTCTACGCAGCAGATGGAAGATACGACATAAACGTAACGTATGGTGGTACAACTTATACGCTTTATGATGTTCTGTTAGAAGATGACAGTGCCAATGCTTATGCTACTTTGGCACAATTATCAGCATCTTCAGGTTCTTCATTGGTTGGATGGATTCAATCTGGAACTGGTGCTGTTGCCGAAACAGTGCAAGATAAATTAAGGAATGACCTGCCAAGTGTATTTGATTTTATGACTGCGGCACAAAAAGCAGATGTCCAAACAAATACTGGAAGTATAGACGTAACTGCTTGCTTTACTTCTGCCCATACAGCATCAAAAGAATTCATTGTTCCGGCAGGGACGTACTTGATTGATAATTACCGACCTGCAAGCGGAGAGGTTTGGCATTGTGCTGGTTACACTAAAACGATAATCAAACAGAAGGATGTTGCAAATCCAGCTATTTATTGCAAAAGCGACGTAACAACAGGACAACTCAAGGGAGTCAATCTTTCAGGATTCGGTGTAATAGGTGCTGGCGCTGGAACGGTTTCCGTTGTTGTGGTTGAAGCGACAACTCCATACGTTGTTACGCGCAGCAATTTTGATTACATCACAACGGATGTCAATAAATCACTGACAATAACCTGCCCAACTGCTGAGGTTTACTCAAATAAATTCAAGGTTGACTCGTATAGTTCAGCACTTACCGCTTTTACAACGGCTGGTGCTTACAATAGATATGATCTCGTTGGCGTTTTATGCGCTGATGGAACAACTATTTATGACACAACTATCAATGGCATTTTTGACAGGGCTATTAGTGATGGTTCGCAAGTATATTATGGTAATAATTGTACAATAAATTGCCCGACAGTTGAAACAATTTATGGAACAGCGCAGACAGGAGCTTTATATTTCCTTGGGAATAATCATACGGCAATAAGCCCCACCATTACAAATGTCAGTTCTACCATGGCAACTAATTTTGGTATGTTTATTTATAATAGCTCTCATGTTATTGTGAATCCTAGAATATGGGGGACAGTTTATCCGCTAAAGCCTTTTGATGTGAATTCTGCCGGAGCAGCTTCAACTATCATTGGCGGTAGTATGCTTTGCACATCCAAGATTGAAACTTATATCAGTGCATCAAATCTTGCAAAGATGACTTTGATAGGAGATGTTTCCACATATTCAATTCAAGGTGCAAAATATAAAGACCAGATTCTCAATATATCTACTGCTGCAACTTACACGGTTGATGCAAACAAAGCCTATGTTGGACTTGAACACACAATCCTAAGTTCTTCTGCTGCTGGATGTACGATTACACTTCCATCGGGTGCAGAATATACTTGGAGAAAGCTTAAAATAATCACCTATACAGCATCTGCCGTAATTTCTGCATCGTCGAATGTTGTCCCACAAAGTGGTGCTTCGGCAGGTACAGCCATATTGGCAGCGACGATTGGGAAATGGGCTGAGTTACAATATAACGGGACAAATTGGTACATAATTTCAAGTAATTAATGCGAACTAATATGACACTTGAATACGGACAACCTGGCTGGAACGACATGTATAGAAACTTTCGATTACATCATAGTTAATTAAGAGAATAATATGCCAATTATAGTCACTCCTGCAACAATGACATTTCTGGATGCTGTAAACAGAATCCTAAGAATAACTGGAGTTATACGTGGAGACACAGACCCTATAGTCACATTCGCAGACCTTCAGCATGGAGCTACGCTTAACCTCGCAATAATTGCTATTCAGGATACATTAACTGACCTTATGGCATTTTATGATTTCCCTTACGAGAGAAATTCTTCTACCATAACTCTTGTGACTGGAACAAGAGTTTATTCACTTGCTAATGACTTCGTACAGTTCTGGAAGGAAAACCAGTTTTTATACGATTCAACAAATTCAAACTACATCTATGAATGGGAGAGCGGGGAGAGAGGTCTTTCGGCGAATATATTCACATATAAAACAGACTCAGGTTCACCTTCATGGTGGTATTATGTAGAAGGATCAACAAAACAGATTGGTTTTTATCAGGTTCCAGACGCAACTTATAATGGGATAGTTTTAACTTATGATTATGAAAAAGACATAGTTCCAACTTTGGCTACAGACACACTTCCATTCATAAGAGGAATAGAGGCTAATACTTTTTGTCAAATGGCCGCTGTAAGATTTCAGGCTTTATTCAACTCAAATCCAAAGGAATTCTCCGCTCCTGTCGAGCAACATCCACAATACATCAACTCAAGGTCAACATTATTGAGTCTCATAAACCCCAAGAAACCACGAACTACTTATGGCGCAGTCTATTCCGAGTAGTGCCTATGAAATACCAAGACTGCTGATTACATTTCCGGCAGGATTGAACCAGAATGAGAATCCTGACATAAAGGAATGTTCTGCCGGTTGGAATTTCGAGTTGGGTTCAAGACAGACAGAATACAAGCCACGAAAACCTTTCGACCTTAAAGGAACATCCACGAATGGAGGTTCTATCACTGGTCTTTGCCAGCTTGTTAAAAGAGACAACACTGAAACTACACTTGTATTTTCTGGTGATGTTTGTTACCTATGGAATGGAACTACGTTTACTTCAAAAGGTTCTATAACAACTGGTGGAAAGATGAGGGACACATATTGGTCTCTCGGTGATTACTCTATCATAGTAGATGCAAATTCAACCACGCATAATAATGTCAAGAAATGGGATGCCACTTCATTGACAGACATGACTACAGGACTTGGAGTTAATTTCTCCGCAAAGTATTGTATAGTTCATTTGAACCGTGTCTGGTACTTCAATATATGGTCAAATGGAGTCCACTATCCACACATGATAGTAGCTTCAAAATTTGAAGACCCAACTTCACTTGATACCTCATTGAGAGGAGGGGCTACTTCATCAGGTGGAGGTTCTTTTTCTACCGGACTAGAAGCGTTTTACCTGTTGACACCAGACCTTAAAGAAATAAACGGAGTATCACTATTCCAGAATGTATTGACTATTTCCACTAACCAAGGGCAGATTTACAATCTTACCGGAACATCAGGCTCAACATTCCAATTCGTACCTTTTTATGTAGGTTCGTCTGCAATAGGTACTGAAGCAATGGCGAACATAGGTAACGATATAATCTACATGAAAAAGGGTGGAAATATAAACCTGATGCGTTCTGTACAGTATTTTGGTGATGTACGAGCTAATGACATTTCAAGATGGATACCGACACATACTAAAGATTTGACAGATGCGATAATAATTTACGAGCAGGATTATCAAAAAATATATTTCTTCGTAAGCAATAAAGTATTAGTTTTATTCAAGGACATTCTATACGCAGACTCTACCGATAATGCCGCTGATTCCGGTTTAAGTCCTTGGTCAGTTTATATTACGGATCACGAAAATAACTTCAATACCTTGGCCGCAAAGTATATGTATTACCCAGGGACTACAAATTACACTGTTTTATGGGGTGATAACGCAGGAAACATCTATGACATTAATGGGACTGGTGCGGGAGATGCTGCCTTGTACAGTGTTAATACGTCACGTACTACCAGAATAATAGATGAAACCGTTATTAATCCATTCCCTTGGTACAGCGAGATTTTACTGGGAAGTATCCAATATCATAGAGACGCTGCTCAGTCAACAATGAATATCTCTTTTCAATGGTCGGATGAATACAACGTATCAATATCTTCAGTAGTATTGAAGGGCGCGACTTCTGGAAATACAGGCCCATGTTACAACAGAAGTTCTTATTACAATAAAAATGCTTATTACAGCCAAGGATTCCAATTTGGAGATGTAGTAAGCCACCAGCATTTCTCTCCCACCGGAAAAGGGTCGGGATTCTACCTTACACTAGGGAACCAAGGAACCAGCCAATGGCGGATAGACCATCTCGAACTTTTCTGACACCAAGACAAAAACGGCAAATATTATTCAAGAGGTCTAAACCTCTCATACGAGAGTTCAAACCTGAAGATATGTGGGTACTTTGGGCTGCTTATAAGGAAGGTTCATTTCCACTTATTCCAGAGATGGATAAGGAAAGTTTCTACGGTTACACAAGGGAAAATCTAAAATCATTCAGTTCACTCATGTTGGTAGAGGATGAATGCAAGAAGTTCAAAGCTGGCCGTGGGCCGGTTTGTTTGATAGTTGCTAATACTGATGGATGGAAGGTAGAACCTCATGTTGAGTTTTTCAAATGGGCTACACCAAGGAATATTCTAAGGGTCAATGTAAGATTCTTTAACTGGATGCGTCAAAACAAGGGAGTGGGAGTATGTATCGTAAAATCCTTAAAGGAAACATCGAACCTGTTTCATCGGGTAAGACAATACGGAGTCCTGTTCTATGTAGGATGTTTGGTTGGAGGAGATATTCGTGGTAACGAATTCATATTTTCCATCTGCGGAGGGAAGCGGATTGATGGGGCTGACAAGACCACAAAAGGGTTACAACGGGACAGTGATGGTGGGGAACAATCAAGTACAAGTACAATCGGGAGTAACGGTGATTCAGGGGAAAAAGTTCTTCGTCAGTGATAAAGGTGATGTAAAAGATGACTCTGGTAAACAGATAGGTAAAGTAGAGAACGGGCAGTTCAAGGAGGCAACATGAGTGGTGTATTCAATATGGCTACCGGAGGTCTTTTCGGTACTAATGCAGACAATCAGAGTCCATTCAATTATAGTTCACAAGTCGGTCAGACTATGGACACGGCTCTCAAAAACTATCAAGACTTGTATTCACAGATAGGAAATAACCAAACTGGTTATGTAAATGCTCAAATCGCTCCTACCCAACAAGCTAACGCGATAGGTTATGGTAATCTTTTGCAAGACCAAGGATTAAGGGGAGTAAGAGGTTCTTCATTTGGTAATCAGGATATTTCAGCATTCAGTAATAACGCTAATACCAGTGTGGCAAATCAGACTGCTAACGCATTACAAAATTCTTATGGGCTTTTAAGCGGAGTAAATTCTGGAATAGCAGGGATAGGGAATTCACTAGCTAATCAGCAATTAGGAGCGCAAAGTGCCAATACTCAGATCAAAGCACAGAACTTGGCCGGCAATCAGGCTAACGCTCAGATGTTCGGAAATCTTATGGGTGGTATAGGTTCACTTATGGGTGGAGGTAGTAATTTGTCTGGTGCTAATATGGGTTCTGCAATGGGGTCTTCCAATCCTTTATCAGCACTTCAATTCTTGGCTTTGGGGTAATTATGGACTTTACTGACGCTTTAAGAAATGTAACAGGAGCATTAGAACAGACTTTTTCTCCGCAGACTTATTTGAGAAAGAAAGCTCTTGCCCAACAAGCACAGCAACAACAATTCCAAGATGCTCTATCCGCGTATAATACATTTGCAAGTCCTGAAGCTCAGAATGCTCAACTTCAATTAAAAGCTAATCAGGCTTACATGAACAGGGATAATACTGACCAAACTCAACCTGCTCAACCTGCTGCACAACCTCCCGCTCAACCTCAATCAAGTATTGACCTCCCACCAGACCTTCAACAGGAAGGACAACAATTAACAGCACTAGCTGACAAGATACAAGGTTTAGACCAGTATGGTGCATCTCCAATGGCGCAGAAGGATAAAGCTCAGTTGTTGCAGAATTTCAACATGAGAAGAGAGATGTATAATCAGAAGTTCTCTGCTTATGAAAAACAAAAGGCTGATGAACGTGCTTTACAGATTCAGGACAGGGCTGATAAAAGAGAGCAACGACTACAAGAATCTGTAATCGACGTAAGCAAGCCACTAGACCCTAGTACAGTTGATTACTACGCTACTCAGTCTCTCAATGGTGATAATTCATGGCAAGTAGGATTAGCAAGGGGTAAGGTTGGTCAAAGACTTATCGCAGCGGTAAAAGACCGTATCCCTCAACTAGCCAAGGAACAAGGTATAACTCCACAGGATGCTTCTGCGAACAAAGCTCTTAGAGAGTCTCTTTCAAAGGCATTGAATGATCGACAAAAGTATGTCGCTACTGGCACTCAGTTCGTTACTAATTTCAATAAACAATCAGACCTTGTAGACAAGTATCTTAAACCAGGTGTAGGTGGTCAATCTCCAGTCATAAATAGATGGTTACAAGCAGGTCGTAAATCAGTTATGGGAGATTCTGATGTTACCAATCTTGATACAGCTATAAGGGGTCTTGCTAGAGAGCATCAAAGAATAGTAACTGGACTTACATCTAATGCTCAACTTCTAGCTTCTGCACAACAAACCGCTGATGAACTTTTGAACAGAGACATGAGCGAAGAGCAGATTAAGGGAACTTTGAACGTTATGAGGGAAGAGGCGAAAAATGCTCTTGACTCAGGAAATCAGGAAGTGGATTTGTTAAAGACTCAAATTTCACATATAGGTAAGAAAACTACCGATGGTAAACCTATACAACAACCATCTTCACCATCTGGCGTAATGTCTTTGGATGATTACTTGAAATCGAAAGGTCACTGATGCCACAAGTCAAAATGCCTGATGGTCAAATAGTAGATATGCCTGACCAGTTGACTCCTGAACTTGCTACTAGACTTAAAGCACTTCAATCTGCACAACAACCAACACAACCACAACAACCTGCATATCAACGTATGCCTTCATTTGTTGAACAGATGGATGCTATGCAACGTCCTTTCGACCCTGTTGCTGCTGGTGAACAATTAGGTGCAGGAGTAACTGACCTATCTACTCAATTAGGGGCTTCTGCCCCTGTAGCCGCTGGATTAGGAACTGCCGCTGATGTGGGAGTACAAGCTATCCCTATGGCAATCGGTGGTAGTGTTGCTTCAAAAGCATCTCCGGCACTAGATTTCATGTCGCAGAAATTGATGCAGAGTGCTATAAAACCCGGTTTAGATGAACTTAAATCAGGCGAGGCAGCAACGGCAATAGATACCATGTTGCAAGAAGGTATCGGAATGACGAAAACTGGTATCCAGAAATTGAGGGATAAAATATCCTCTGTTAATGATGAGATAAAAAGTCTTATCTCTGATTCGACAGAAAAAGTAAGTCTTAGAAAAGACGTATATCCTCCTTTAAAAGAAAAGTTAGATCAATTCAAGCTACAAGTAAATCCAGAAGCAGACTTGGCTGCATTGAGGAAATCATGGGCAGAATTCAAGAATCATCCTTTACTTGGAGGTCAAGACTCAATACCTGTTCAACTCGCTCAAGAACTTAAACAAGGAACATATAAACAAGTTGGTGGTAAAAACTATGGTGAGTTGAGTTCAGCAAGTACGGAGGCACAAAAAACCATAGCAAGGGGACTCAAGGAAGGCATATCGTCTAAAGTTCCAGAGATTCAAGGATTGAATGAAAAAGAATCAAAATTACTTACTACTTTGAACGTAACAGAGAAAAGAGTTCTTTTAGAAGCTAACAAGAATCCTATGGGGTTTTCCATATTGGCACAAAATCCTAAAATGATGGCACTCTACATGGCAGACAAGAGTTCAGCATTCAAGGGATTATTGGCTAAGATTCTCTACAACAATAAGGAAGCAATACCAGCAGGAATGGGTTCAGTAGGAATGGGTTCTATTCAAACAGCAGAAGCAGACAGAGCAAGAAGGAAGAACGAAAGGGCTGCTAATGGCACTCAAAGTCCTAATAATTGATTCTGAAGGAGGAGTAGGTACTGATTTCGCTATTCGTTGCCAAAACGCAGGACATGAAGTAAAACTGTTCATTAGGCCGTTTCCTGACGCTACAAATACTTCAGGAACAGGTTTAGTGCCAAGAGTATCAGACTATCATCCATATCTTACTTGGGCTGATTTAATCTTTCCTACTGGTAATACAGTTTTCATGCAGGAACGGGATAAGTTGATAGAAGAAGGATTTCCTATCTTCGCAGCAAATTCTCTAGGTTGTAAACTAGAAATAGACCGTAAGTTCGCTATGGAACTTCTGGAGCGTCAAGGTGTGAAAATGATACCTTACCATGAGTTCAACTCATTGGACGAAGCTCAAGCATTCCTGAAGAAGAATGGCGGTATGTACGTCGTTAAGACGATAGGTTCTGAAGATGATAAATCCCTTACCCATATCCCTTCACATGAAGATTACGCAGATGAAGAAATGGTACACATATTCGACAAGTGGAAGAAACAAGGGAAGATGAAGGGTAAAGTCATGCTTCAAGAGTTCTGGAAAGGAATAGAGATAGGAGCAAGTTGTTTCTTTGGCCCAGGTGGTTGGACTAAAAACATCAATCTGTGTTTTGAACACAAAAAACTGATGAGCCATAACTACGGCCCTTCTACTGGAGAGATGGGTACTGTAGTTCAGTATGTAAATAAATCAAAGATATTCGATGAGATGCTTTTACCTATAACTGAATATTTACACGCAGTTAATTATGTTGGTGACTGCGCGGTAAACTGTATTGTAAATGATAAAGGTGAAATAGGATTCCTTGAATATACTTGCAGGTCTGGATGGCCTCACTGGAATCTAGTACAACAGACTCATAAGGGCGATCCTGCACAATGGATGCTTGATTTGATAGATGGTAAAGATACTCTTAAAGTTGACATGAATCCTTGCGTCGGTCTGGTAGTAGCTCAACCTCCATTCCCTTATGTACAACATCACCAGAAGGATACCGAAGGAGTTCCTGTTCTTGGTATAACAAAAGAAAATATAGATAATCTTCACTTTTGTCAGGTCAGAAAAGGAAAGAAGTCTGAATACGAAACAGCAGGAGAGTACGTTATGGTGGTTGCTTCTACTGGAAAGACAGTAAGTAGTGCGGCTAAAAAAGCGTATGAGATAGCAGATTATATCGGGATACCAAACAAGATATGCCGTGATGATGTAGGAGAGAAACTTGAACAATTTCTTCCTGAACTTCACAAATTAGGTTTTGCAAAAGAAGTAATTTACGGAGATTAAAATGGGAACCAAGTACACTACACAAACAATTTCAGGTTACAACGCATCTCCACCCCCTGATGATGGTTCTACAGGTTCAAACAATCTTTTGACGTGGGCTAATCACAAGTCAAAATTGGCAGACCCATTAAAGACGCTTATAGAAAACATAAATACTGCTCTTGTAACTGCGCTTAACTTTGGTGGTCGTACAACTGCTGTTTCAGATTCGTCTGTCGCTTCAGATCACATGAAGACT